AAACGTACAAGCCATTTGAGTTTTTAAAAATTTTGCGTGCAACTAAAGACGGAGCGCGTGGCAGCGGTGTTATCGAGGAAAATGGTGAGCTTTTAAAAGTTGCGTATACAACACTTAAGTTCGAGCAAAATCTCGTTTCAACCGGAGGCAACAAGAAGGGCTTCATAAACGCAAAAAATCGCTTAACCAAAGAGGCCATCGACGCTTTAAAGGCTGCCTGGTATAAGTTTTACTCAAACAACGATGAAAACGTCATCATTCTCAACGAGGGCCTGACCTTTCAAGAAGCCAGCAATACCAGCGTTGAAATGCAGCTAAATGAAAGCAAAAAGTCAATGTCTGATTCGATTTTAGAGATTTTTGGTGTGCCAACAGATTGGAGTTGGGAAACCTTTATAAAGACTGCTATTATGCCGATTCTGGCAACATTTGAATGTGCTTTAAATAGAGACTTGCTTCTCGAGAAGGAGAAGAAGTCTTTTTATTTTGCCTTCGATACAAAAGAAATCATCAAGGGTGACATCAAGACCCGGTTTGAGGCCTACAAAACCGCACTGGAATCGAATCTAATGCAAATAGATGAGGTCAGATATTTAGAAAATCTTGAGCCTTTGGGGCTTAATTTTATCAAATTGGGGCTTCAAGATGTGCTGTTTAATCCGGTGACAAAAGAGGTTTACACGCCAAACACAAATCAAATTACAAATATTGAAAACAAAAATGGAGGATACACGCATGAATAAATTAATAAACGTAAACATCAAAAACGAAAATGGGAAATTGCTGGTTGGAAGCCGTGATATAGCGGTTGGCTTAGAAAAAGAGCATAAGGACGTACTGAGGAAAATAGAGGACGTTTTAACGGTAGGAGAATTTTCCGAGCGTGAATTTACGACGAGCCAAGGCAACAAATACAAGGAATATTTGCTTGATAAAAACGCCTTCATTTTGCTGGTTATGAATTATACCGGCTACAACGATTTTAAACGAGCATATATAAAACGCTTTGATGAAATGGAAAAACAGCTGAGTTTTTATATCCCACAATCATTTCCGGAGGCGCTTAGATGTTTGGCAGCCGAAGTTGAGCAAAAGGAATTAATGCAGAAGCAGCGAGACGAAGGTGTGCGGCCGCACAGGCCAATTCGCGAACCACAAAAAGCGCAGGCAAAAAATTCGAAATCCCGCGCTGAAATTTGTGTGCGAAATAAAGGTTCTTTTGCTTCCTTTTCTTACTTAAAGAAAAGGGAGGCAATGAACACGGCGAGCCAAAAATCAAGGGAGGTGGAAAAATTGAAAAGAGAACTCGATAAATCAAAAGAATTCGCGAGCATAAAGGCAGCGGAGATACGGCTGAAATCAAAATTTGACTGGAAACCACTTAGAAATTATTGCACTTCTCATGAGCTGGAAATGCCTAAAATCTTCGACGCAAATTACGGTAGCGTTCGAACCTATCCAGCTGAAGCTTGGCTCGAAATTTACGGCGTGGACTTGAAAGAGTTGTTTTAGATTCTGGATTTAACTTGAAAAACTGGAGGTGAAGTTTTTGCGAATAGAAATCAGAAATGACAGTGTGCTTCTAGATGGCTATGTGAATGCGATTGCGAGAGATTCTAAACCAATGCTCGACGACAACGGCGAAAAATTCGTTGAACAAATTAGCCCGAAAACTTTTCAGCGAGCGTTAGAAAAAAGCGACGATGTTTTGTGCCTCTTAAACCACGAGCCATCGAGAGTTTTGGGGTCGACAAAGCAAGGAAACGTGGAACTTTTTGAGGATAATATTGGGCTTCGGGCAATTTGCAAAATAACGGACAGCGAAGTAATCGAAAAGGCTAAAAACGGTAAACTTCGAGGTTGGAGTTTTGGGTTTGAGGCTTTAAAAGAGCACGAAGAACCGCTTGAAAATGGCTTAAAACGGCGCTTTGTGGATGAAATGAATTTGGCTGAAGTCTCGATAATTGATGAACATAAAATCCCTTGTTATGTTGGCACATCGATAGAATTGCGTGCCGATGGAAATTCGAAAATAGAATTTAGGGGTGAAGATTTTAAGGCAAAAATCATCGATGAAACAGAACATAAAGCGATTGATTATTCTACATTCGAAAAACAAATTGAAGAAATAAAAAAGTGAGGTATCAGAATGGATTTAAAATACCAGCGTGACGCTGGACCCAATTCGCGCATATTAAAATGCCAAAATAACGAGCAAGAAGCTCGCGACGAAAGGAAAATCAAACAATGGAACTAAAATACTTAACGGAAAAACGAGCAGAAAATCAAGAAGAGATGCAGAACATTTTGAACGCGGCAAAGTTCGAGAAACGGGCTTTGACAGAAGATGAAATCAACAAATTTAACGAGCTTAAAAAGCTCATCACGGAAATTGACGCAACGATAAACGCCGAGGAGGAGGCACGCGAAATGAACATTGAGGAAAAGAAAAAAGAAATTTCTGAAAGCGAAGAAAAAACAGAGAATCAGGAAGAGAAAAAGGAGGAACGTGCATTCGTTGACTTTATTGTAACGGGCGAAGAAAGAGCAGCCAGCCCTGGGATGTCCTACGGCAGCAATGGTGCGATTGTTCCGACGACTATCGCGAAAAAAATCATTGAAAAAGTCCGAGAGCTTTCCCCTATTTACGAAAAAGTTGAGAAATTTAACACCAAAGGCACGCTAGAAATTCCGGTTTATGGCGCCGATACTGGTGTGGACAGTCCAACCGGTGACGTAAACGTTGCGTATCAGGGAGATGAATTTACAGCACTTGTTGCCGGCCAAGGAAAGTTCACGTCCATCGAGCTCAAAGGCTACTCGCACGGCGCTTTATCGGTCATCAGCCGCAAACTTTTAAACAACACAGACATTGACGTTACAAATTTCTTGACAAACAAGATGGCTAGGGCGTTTGCCGAGTTTTGGGAGAAAGAGTTGCTCGTTGGCACTGGCTCAGCTAACAACCACATGACGGGCGCAACTTCAACGACAAACCTGGTGGCAACGGGCAACACATCTTACACAGCTGCAAATGCTGCGAAAATCGATAATTTAATAAATCTGCAGCTTGCCGTACCTCAGCAATACCAGAAAAACGCAATCTGGATTATGAACAAGGCTGTATTTGCTGAGCTTCGTAAAGCGAAGGACGGAAACGGAAGTTATTACTTAGCTTACGGAAAAGGCATAACATCGGGCTTTGAGTGGCAGCTTTTGGGCAAACCAGTCTACGTTTCTGAAAATATGCCAGAACCCACAGTAGCCGGTAACATTCCTGTTCTTTACGGCGATTTCGGGGGTATGGCAATGAAAATTTCTCAGAATCTTGAAATTCAACTCATGCGAGAAAAATATATTGACAAAAATGCAATTGGAATAGTCGGTTGGGCTGAATGTGATTCAAAAATTCAAAATCATCAGATGATTGCTGGCCTAAAAATGGCTGCAGCCGTGTGATTGGGGGGATTTTTAGATGAGCTATAACACGAAAAATTATTCAGAAAATGGTGACAAGTTAGTCATTGGAGGGACCTTAGAAGTCCTAGACGGGGCCAAGTTAAGCGGTTTTCCGGTCGCAGAAAATCAAGCCCCAAGTGTAGCCACAACAATCGCAGACTTAAAAGCAGATTTTAACTCGCTGTTAGAAAAATTAAAATCCGCAGGGCTTATGGAGGGTGATAACAGTGAGGGTTAGCGAAATTACAGTCAAGACTTTGGCCAACTATTTAAAGCTTGATTACGGAAGTTTAGCCGAGGAAGAAATCTTAGAATTGGCGACATTTTTACAGGCTTCAATACGTTTTATTTGCGATTACACCGGCCTTCCCGAAGTCGACCTCGATGAACACGAAACCTTTATAATTGCCGTTTTTGTGCTCGTGCAAGATATGTACGATAACCGCAGTTTTTACGTTGACAAAAGCCACTTAAACCGCGTGGTTGAGACGATTCTAGGTATGCATTCGGTGAATCTATTGTAAGAGGTGGTCTATGGTAATAAATCCAGGAAATTTCGATAAAAGAATAAAAATAATAAAATATGAAATTAAAAAAGATTCAGACGGCTTTGAAGAAAAAATCGAAAATGTGGTATCAATAACATGGGCGCAGGTCACAAACATCAGCGGCACTGAA